AAATTACTGTTCAAATACTCAGTAAGTTCTTTTGACACAAAAAAAGCATAAACAGTTTGGTTGTTTATGCGGTCTAATGTATATCTAAATCCTAAATCAGCTAATTCTTGTGCCTTATTAGAATCGAATACCTTTATTAAATTGTTCTCCATTTATTCACCTGCTTTCGCAAAATTACTTGCCTTTGCGACCGCCCTTTTTACCGCCTTTGCTTTTAGAGCCACCGCCTTTTGAACCACCTTTACATGCCATAGTGAATTCCTCCTTTATCTGTTTGCGTTTTGATCTGATTCTTTCGTCTGTTCACCAGTTTCTTGTAATCCCTTACCCTGACTTTCATTAGTTGGGCGACCACCTTCATCACCAAGAGAGCCTTGAGTATTACTAGAAATTAACGGATGAACCCATTTATCAATAGATAATCCAAGATTACTTTCAAGATAAGACATTCCTAATACATCGGATGGTGACATTCCAAGCGAACTAGCATAGAACATTTTTCCGTCAACTCCATATTGACAAGCCTTTGACCATCTATTTACATATTCATCTGAATTGAATATTGACTGTTGAGAGAATTGAACTTTGAAATTATAATCAAGATTCATCTTTTTAATTTTTCTATTTATAAATCTTTCAAACTGTAAAAGAATAGAATATGCTAATGCTTCATCTGGCTTTACAGATAGTGTAAGAGAAGATGATGAAGTAGCCTTTGTACTACCAAATAAAAGCGAACTAACTCCGGCACTTTCCCAAAACTGTGACTCTGCATCCGTAACTGCGTTTCTATCAGAAGCAGTAGAAGATTGAAATGAAAAATCATTAACGTCAAAAGGACTTAATAATAATCCTATTCCAGCCGGTAAGTTTTGTGCCATTTGCCCATAATACTTTTGAGCAATATCAAAATCCATTTTAGGAACACCATTTTCATCTGTTTCCATTTTTGCAGAAAGAACTTTATAGTTATCATTTTCTGCCTTTGCCTTCTGAAGCATGCGATAATCTTCAATATCTGTAACAGATAATAAAACTCCAACGAAAACGGGTAATGAGTAAATTGGGTCTGATTCATCTGCTTTTAGACAAATCCCATTTTCGGGTTCATACCATTTTTTACTTTTATCACCCTTTGTTCCTTGTTCTTTATTTCCTTTGTATAAATAGTAAGCATTTTTCATGTCACTACCATACATATCAAGTAAATATTCTTTTCCAGAAAAGTATGCTAAATCAATAGAAAATCTAAATACGCCATCTTCAATTGATGAAATACGTGCGTACTTTGCAGGAAATGGTTTTATGTAAAATGAATCTTCTGATTCGTAACATAATCCATAAAATACTCCATCTCTAACAACAATCTTCATAGCCTTTTGTATTTCATGCTTAAAATTATATTTATTGCATTCGTTTACAACATGATAATAACATTCCATATATTTTGTTTTATTAGGTTTCTTAGGAGAGATTTTTGTTGGCACAATAGCATAGTTATAAAGAAGGATAGTGGAGTAGTAGTCGACGAGTCTACGATAATGGCTTGATACCAAATAAATAAATCCACTGAGGTCACGAATTTGAGCTTCGTTTTTCTGTGGATTCTCTAACATCTTTACTATATCTTCTTTTGAATATTTATTATAAATAATACTTTCATTTCGACTATTTATTAGGTCTTGAATGATATTTTTTCTAAGATTCGCAAATGCTAGTTGAGCATATTTTGCCATTATCTTTTCTTGTTCTTCCTTAGTAAAATCTTTTACTTCCATTTAGTGTTTTACCTCCTTTCCCTCTTTATAATTTTCGTATAGATGGTTGTTTTGACATTATGAATTTTGATGGGTCGAAATTATTTTGATTAGGCTTTTTTAATTTTGTTTCAAGCTGACATTGAACCCAATAATTATATCCAACACTCGATACACGGTCTTTTCTCATACCAGATTTTTCATAAACTTTTATATTAACACCCTTTGTTTCATATTCAAGATTGATTAATTCATTTATTAAAAGTGTTGTATGAATATATGGCAATTGTAACAATGTCTTATTACTCATTTCTAATGAATTATAACCACGAATATCTTTTAATATTTCTTCTGCTTCAAATTCATTAATTAGTAAATTAATTTTATGCTGTTTAAATCCCTCTCTTAAACTCAAATACATATCATTATTAAACTGTGCAGTTGCTTGTATCGCCCATATTACTTTTGGAGCATTAGGTACTTTACATCTATCAGCATAAACTTTATCATTGCAACAACTTAAAGCACCATATGTTTCGCCGGTTAAAGGGTCATACATATCTTTTATTAAACAATCATAAACGCCAAGTCCAATGCCTTTTACGTCAAGGGCAATATATGTACATTTATACATTTCATAATATCTTCGTATTATTAATGCCAATTCATCTGTATTTAGTCCTTCATGATTTTCTGTATATATCATATTTCCAATATATTTTTGGTTGTTAGTTGGAATTGCACTATTAATAAATATTGAAGCAGCATCATTGTTTTGCTTTTTTGATGCCAATAACGCAACGTCAGCTGAAATAATTCTTTGTTCATTTGGTTTTAAATCTGGTATTTTAACTGACTTATCAGCAAGTAATTTTGATATATTTGTTGGATAAAGACATCTTTTTAATATACGATTTTTTGATGTATCTTCATAAGAAAAAAGACTTCCATCCTTATCTCCATACCATAAACAACCCATTTCCATATCCCAAGCCATTTCTGAAAAGTCTGCTTCTGACATTTCATCTGCAACTTGGTCTTTTGATAATAAACCTTCCTTAATAGAAATCTGATACGGAAGACCACAAATAAAATATTTTTTTGTATCATTTACAAGATTCGCACAATATGCCTTTGCTTTTTCAAAAGACCAGTGACTCTTAAACCAGCAGCTTGACATGTAAATCTCTTTGTTTCTTTCAACTAAGTGCTTATATTCTTTTTTATTTAAATATTTTGGCGTTCTTGGTGCTGTAAGAAATTTTCTAAGAACAGTATTGATTACATTTAAATCTACCATTCTAAACTCATCAGTTATCAAAATATTTGCCCTAGCAGATCTTCCTGAATCTGAAGCAGTCACAACTTTTATCCAAGAACCATTTTTAAAGAGTATATATGCCTTGTTTTGTCCAACAGAATAATCTTCAACTTCTAATTTCAAGTTATCAGACTTATCCATAAAATCAGTTGTTATTTTTTCTAGGACTTCATTTGCCTGATTTCGGTTTTTTGATGCAACACATATTTTAGTGCCAGGATAGAGAATACAGCGAATGGTACAAAATAGAGCTGTCAACCAAGTTTTGCCTTGTCCACGAGCAGCCAAATACATGAAATAGTTACTAACATTCATCATATACAATAGAATTACCTGAAATAATTTTAATGATATTCCAAGATAATCTTTTGCAAACCTATGTGGGTTAGCTCTATAAAAACTACACCAAGTAGCAACACCATTCATTATTTTAGCAGACTTATCATTTGCAACTTCTTTCTCTGTTTTCTTACTGGTCTGAATCATCTAATTCACCACCAAATACAGCATCAAACAGAGCCTCATCATCGTCTTCATATTCTGGTTTTTCAACTTTGTATTTTGCCATTTCCGCTTCATACATTCTTGAATATGAATTTTTAATTCCCATCATTTTACAGAGATGCCCTAAGAAATAAACGGTTATGTATTTAGCTATACCATCTACATCTTTCCATTCTTCATCTGGTTCAGGAATAGGGCGTTCATTTTCCCATTTTCTAATTAAAGTTCCAAATGTATTTTGTTCTGCTAATGTATTATCTTTTGTTTGCTTTGGTTGAAGATTGGCTGTTGCCAATAGATCCTGTAATGTTTTAGTTAAATCCTTTGTTGGAAGTCCGGCACGTTTTGCCTTTAATATATCTAACTGGGCATAGCAAATCTGCTTAAAAACTTCTTCTTGTGCCTTTGTATTACATTCATGTCTTGTTGTCCAATCTAAATATTCATCCTCTAAAAAAACATAATCGTCATCTTCAAAACCAGTACCAAAGAATTTTACAGTTTTTAATTTTGCCTTCTTCGAATCCCTTACATCATCAAGAGTTTCAATAACACCTTCTTTTCTTTCTTCATCGAGAGTAGTATCATATGTTTTTCCTTTATATTGAACTAAATTTGCTTTTGAAATATATGTATGAATACGGGAACGATTTTTTGTAATCTTTCTACTCGCATTTAATAAACTTACATTATAATAAATGTCATATTTTTCGCAAATTCTTCTAATAGCCGCATCCTCATCATTTCCATACACTTCTGTATAGTGTTCAAACATTTTATCTAAGCACTTTTTGCATATAGGAAGATGATAATTCCAACCGGCATATAACTCACTTTGAGAAGCAGGAAAATTGTCATCCAACTTTACATATGATGTTGCACAACATGGACATTTATAAAAATTTGGTTCATCTTCTTTTGAATATTTTACTTTTTGAAATTCTGTATTTTTAGACGGTGCAGTAGTAGCAATACGTCTATTTGATTTTTCTTGTGCCAAATGCCCACCTCCTTTTATTCCAATAAATTTAGCACCCGTCTCCAAGTAGGAGAGAGTGCTATTATCAAACTTTTCTATATAATCTTTATAATACATCCATTGTAACTTAGTTCCATCTTCCAACTTGCCACAATGTTTTCGTGTCCCTTCAC